AAGGAGATCCAGTATCTGTTCAGAATTCTTCAGGAAATCAAGGATTCGTACAAGATGCATCTTTTACTACAACTGATGACACAGGAGCTGGTGGAACTTCATATAACAATACTACAAGTGCACTTTTAATAGGTGTATTTAATGGTTTCTTTTATATTAGTTCTAACGGAAAACCAACATTCGCTAATTCAGTAGATGCGTCTACTGCAACTAGTGTTAATTACAACACAGGCTCTAATAATATTTTAGCCTACGTGATTGATAACTCGAACCAAGAATATGTGATAAAAGCAGATGCAGCACTGGGAACAGATGCAGCAACAGCTCAAGCAAAATTTGGTGCGGCTAATCAAATGAATACTAACAACTACACTGCATCTTCTAATATAGATGGTCAATCTATTACGACTTTAGATATTGGATCTGCAGCTACAACGGCTATGTTTACATTAGTACGATCAGCAAATGACCCTGAAAACAGTGATTTAACTGCAGCAGGTGCAAATATTATCGTAAAAATTGCTAAATCATCGTCTTTGTATAATTAATAGCGAATAGGAGATAAATAAATATGGCTATATCACGAGCACAACTAGTTAAAGAACTAGAGCCAGGTTTGAATGCACTATTCGGACTTGAGTACAAACAATACGTAAACGAAGCAGCAGAAATTTTTGATACTGAAACTTCAGACAGAGCTTTTGAAGAAGAAGTTATGTTATCAGGATTCGGAAACGCAGCTGTTAAGCCAGAAGGTCAAGGTGTAACATTTGATGATGCACAAGAAACTTTCACGGCTCGTTACACAAACGAAACAATCGCGTTAGCGTTTGCAATCACAGAAGAAGCTATTGAAGACAATTTGTATGACAGACTAGCGTCTAGATATACAAAAGCTTTAGCAAGATCTATGGCAAACACTAAGCAAGTTAAAGGAGCGGCTGTACTAAATAATGCATTTAGTAACACTTATGCCGGTGGTGACGGAGTAGCACTTTGTTCTACAGCTCACCCAACTCTTTCTGGAAGTTTCTCAAACGAGTTAACTACTCCAGCAGACTTGAACGAGACATCTTTAGAGCAAGCTCTAATTGATATCGCGGCGTTTACAGATGAAAGAGGCCTAAAAATTGCAGCAAGAGGAATGAAATTAATTATCCCTTCTGCTCTACAATTTACTGCTGACAGACTAATGGCGTCTCAAGGTAGAACGGCTACAGCTGATAATGACATCAATGCTATTAGAAATATGGGAATGATTCCACAAGGTTATATTGTGAATCACTTCTTGACTTCTAATAAAAAATGGTTCCTTAAAACAGATGTACCAAATGGTCTTAAACATTTCATGAGATCACCTATCAAAACTACTATGGAAGGTGACTTTGACACTGGTAACGTAAGATACAAAGCTAGAGAGAGATATGTATTCGGATTCTCTGACCCTAGAGGTATTTTCGGATCAGACGCGACATAATCGTTAAAAGATTATTTTCTTAAAAAGGGAGGTCTCTTGACCTCCCTTTTTTTTTGTGCTAAACTAAAACTCAATCATGAAAAACTTTCTCATACATATTTGGGCTTACGGTCATCACGCTAAATTCAATGTTTTAGCTGAGGACAATCCTGATTCTGTTGAAAACGCTATACTTGACAAAATAGGAGAAAAAAGTATAAAATGGGAAAATCTTGGCAGGTCACATACCAGCCGAGTTAAACGTATAACTTTTGAGGAGGTTATAGATGATACAAGACCTATACAGACAAAAGAGGATCTTGGAGTTGAAGTGGGAGCAAGAGTATCTTGACAATGGCAAGTATACTCTAGACATGGTCCAAATAGATAGTAAAATTAAAGAAACTATCTCTGAGATCAAGCTTGAAGAGAGCAGAATAGCATATAGAGAAGCTGCTATTTTAAATGCTGCCCCTGAAGTTTCAGTAGCTACTTAATAAAAAGCTACAACATTGAAATTAAGAAATTCATGCAAGGATATCTTGCGCTCTTTCAAAAAATAAGCTATATTTATATCACTATACATAACCTTCTGATCTAGACGCGTATAGTCGACAGCCTAGAGACTAGATTGGAATAACTAGGAGAATATAACTATGGCAAAAACAACATTTTCAGGACCAGTCCTTTCACAAAACGGAGTTGGATTTCTTGGATCAATTATACCTGGACTTACAGGTCTTACTGCATCTACAGTAGCAACAGCAACAACTTTAACTTACGCTGCTAATACTATAACAGTAAATAATTACACTGGTGCTGCAGCTCAAACTGTAACATTACCAGCAGCTAAAGCAGGAGTAGTAGTAGTTCATGCTCAATCAGTTGATACAACTGGCGGAACTGCTAAATTAATTTTTGATTGTGCAGGAACAGACGTACTTGCAACAGGATCAATAATTGAAAGCAGAACAACTAACGCTCTTTCTATTGATACATCAACTGCAGGTGAAACTCGTCTTGAGTATACACCAGCAAACGCTACAACTAATTTATTTAGTCAGGGTTCTTATATTTATTTTTCATGTGCACAAGATGGTACATGGACAGTATCTTATAGAATGCAACCAAATCCAGTAAGCGCAGGTAGTGCAAGTTCTACAGGTGTTTTCGCTTTTGCAGCGTAAATAATTAATAATTAAAAGAGCTCCTTCGGGAGCTCTTTAATAAGGAGATAAAATGAGTTATAAAAGTGATATACAAGCAACTAGATCAGCAGCAGCAGCTGGAGCAACAGCAATTGTTGCACAACCTATTCGTTTAAGAGGAATTATTATTGCATCTGATGGTGTTGGAGCAGGTCTTTTAGAATTAACTACAACTTCTAATTCAGGAACAACATTGTTTATTGGTGATGTTCCAATGGGAGATGTTGTTAATATTTCTTTTCCAGAAGATGGAATTGTTTTTCCAAAAGGAATTTACTGTAAAACAAAAACTAACATCGCTGCTTATACATTATTGACAGATAGATATTCTGCACCAGGTTTAACAGCAAATTAATATCGCATGGCGACTACAACTTACACAGTAACCGTCGCAACGGGGCAGAACGCATTTGGTGCGGGTACTAATAAATTTTTTATTAATGGTACTGTTAGTCCTGTATTGCAATTACAAGAAGGTAGTACTTATATATTTGATCAAAGTGCTTCAAGTAATTCAGGTTTTACTTTAGCTTTCTCATCTACTAAAGATGGAACTAACACATCAGGAGGAGTGGCTTATACTAATGGTGTAACAACTGTTGGTACAGCTGGAACTTCAGGAGCATACACTCAAATTATAGTTGCTCCAGTAGCAACCATAGGCGCTCCGGTATTATTTTACTACGCTTCAACATTAGCAGGTATGGGTAACACTTCTCAAGTTACTCCACCTACTTCTAATACTACTTCTTTTAATCCTACAATTGATGATATTATAGAAGAAGCTTATGAAAGAACTAACATTAAAGGTACAAGAACTGGATATCAGTTAAAAAGTGCAAGACGTTCTTTAAACATTTTATTTCAAGAATGGGAAAATAGAGGCATTCATTTATGGAAAATAAAACTTGCAAAAATTCCTTTAATATTAGGACAAGATGAATATAATTATGCAAATGACACTGTTAATTTTCCAAATGATATTTCAGATGTTATGGAAGCTTTTTATAGAAACAATTCAGATACAGCTAATCCACAAGATATTGCATTAACTCAAATTGATAGATCAGCTTACAATGCAACACCTAATAAATTAGCACAAGGAACACCTTCTCAATATTATGTAGATAGAAAAATAAATCCTAGTATTTATTTATATACAACAGCAAGTTCAAGTGTATCTAGTACGTCTACACCATCTAGTTATCAATTTTGTTTTTATTATATGGCAAAAATTCAGGACGTAGGTGCTTATACAAATACAACAGATATCGTAAATCGTTTTTATCCATGTATGATTTCAGGACTTTCTTATTATTTAAGTATGAAGTATTCACCAGAATTAGTTCAAAATTTAAAATTAATTTATGAAGATGAATTGTTAAGAGCTATGCAAGCAGATAATGAAGGTATATCTACTTTTATATCTCCAAATACATTTTATGGTGATGGAGTAATGTCATAATGGGTACTTTTGCAAAAGGAAAACAAGCTTACGCAATTTCTGATAGATCTGGAATGAGATTTCCTTATACAGAAATGGTTAGAGAATGGAATGGATTTTTAGTTCATTATTCTGAGTATGAAGAAAAACAACCACAGTTAGATCCAAAGCCAGTAGGAAGTGATCCACAAGCTTTACGTAATCCAAGAGTTCAACAAGCAGATACACCACAATTAATTTTATTAACTAATAATCCATTTCAAACTGTAATTTATAATGGAGTAACTTATATTAATGTTTATTCAGTTGATCATCAAAGAACTACTGGAAGTAGAGTAAGATTAAGAGGACCGGCGCAGGTCGTGTCCGCGGGCGCGGGAGGTCCTAATACACCTAACTTAAAACAATTTGCACCTATTCCAACTTTTGATGGAGTAAGTGATATTGATAATACAAATGGATTTACAATTACTGTTGGACAAATACAATCTAATGGAAGTGTAGTTACAGCAGCAGGTGGTTTAACAACTCCTGAAAATTATTTCTTTTTTACTAGTAGTAATAATGCTATTACAGGAAATATAAATGGCGGCGGATCAAGTTGTTCTGCAGGTCCGGTAACATTAGGAGCAGTTTAATATGGCATACACATTAGCAAATTTAGAAACAGATATTAGAAATTATACCGAAGTAGACTCTACAGTATTTACAAGTAGTATTTTAAATCCAATTATAGTTAATGCTGAAAATAAAATTTATAGAGAAGTAGATACTGATCAAGAACGTTTTTATGCAACTTCTAGTTTAGTAATTGGAAATAGATATGTAACTATCCCTTCTGATTTAAGATTTATAGGAAATGTTCAATTAACAGATTCTAATGGTACTCAATATTTTTTAGAACAAAGAGATACAAGTTTTATGGCTGAATATTATAATACCCCAGGTTCTGCTTCTGTAAATATGCCAAAATATTATGCCAATTGGGATGAAGAATTTTGGGTTGTGGCACCTACCCCTGATAAAACATATGCTATTACATTAAGTTATAATAAAGAACCAGGAAGTATTACTAGCACTACACAACCAAATTCAACTAATCCTTTTAGTACTACAGGTACTTATTTATCTAATAAATACCAAGATTTATTGTTATACGCTTGTTTAGTTAATGCATATGGGTACTTGAAAGGTCCTGCAGATATGATACAATATTACTCACAAGCTTATGAAAAAGCTTTACTTTCGTACGCGATTGAACAACAAGGTCGCAGACGCCGAGACGAATATGATGATGGTGTTATTCGTACTCAACTTAAATCTGATCCATCATCAAGTTATTAATAACAAGGAGAAAAATAGATGGCAAATATAGTACCGTTTTCATTCCCAGTAGAATTATTATCGGGAACGCATAATTTTGCTTCAGCTGGAAACACTTTTAAAATAGCATTATACACGGCAAATCCATATACAACAGCAAGCACTGTATTCACTGCAACTAGTGAAGTAAGTTCTGGAGGTGGTAGTCAATATCCCGCTGGCGGAAATACATTAGCGAGTCAGGCAGTTTCAAACGTGAGTAACGTTGCAACTGTTGATTTTGCAGATTCTGTATTTGGAACACCAACACCTGCAACTTTCACTGCAGCGTTTGGAGCAATATATAATACTACTAGTAGTAGTAAACTGGTTGTTGTATTAGATTTTGGAGGAAACAAAACTTGTACCAATGGAACTTTTACAATTACATTTCCAAGTCCTACAAGTGGTTCACCTTCTGGTTCAGATGCAATTATTAGTATAACTTCTTAATAAGGAGATTAAAAATAAATGGCGTTAGTAATAAACGACCGAGTAAAAGAAACTAGTACCTCAACAGGTGCAAGTACATTTACTTTGGCCGGAGCACAAACTGGTTTTGAAACTTTTGCTTTAGGTATTGGTGGTAACAATACAACTTACTATGCTATTTTTAATCAAGGTACTAATGAATGGGAAGTTGGATTAGGAACACTTAATGCAGGTGGAACTGTTTTAACTAGAACAACAATTTTAACAAGTTCTAACTCTGATAACATTGTAACTTTTACTAGTGGAACAAAAGATGTATTTTGTACATTACCAGCTAGTAAAGCAGTATATTTAGATTCAACAGGAGCGCCAGTAGGTGCAGCAAGTAATGGATTTGCTGTTGCCATGGCAATCGCATTATAATAATAAGGAGAACATATGGCACAAGATTTCGTAAGATATAGCGCACAAGCAACTAACAGTGCTAGCACTATTTTTACAGCAAATTCAAATGACGCAGTTATTGGAATTAGGATCGCAAACATATTATCTTCAGCAATCACCATTGATGTATGGGTTTCTGTAACAGGAAGCACCGTTAGATACATTGCAAAAGATTTAAGCATTCCACCATCAAGTTCAGTTGAACTTGTTACAGGTGGTGCTAAATTTGTGATGCAGAGTACTGATTTACTTAGAGTACAATCAAATACTGCAACTTCTGCTGATGTTTATGTAAGCGTGGTAGATTCAATTAGTGCATAGGTAAAAATATGGATAGTTTATATACTACAACTTATATCGGTAATAAACCGGGAGCACAGGATATCTATACTCATGCTCAAGTTTTAGAAAATCAAAACGTGGTTATTGAATCTGCAGTTCTTGCAGGACCAGTAACAATTGTAAATGCATTTACAGTAACAGGAACGTTGGTAATTATTTAATGAGTAAACTAGAAGTCAATGCAGTTGAACCACAATGCGGGACTAACTTAACGTTAGGCGCAAGTGGAGATACTATTATCATTCCTTCTGGAGCAACGATTTCTAATCAAGGTACAGCTGCAGGATTTGGTCCTACAGGAGCAGTATCTTGGAATACAACTAAAATTACAGCAGATCCAAACCCAG